CCTATACCACTTGCGTTAGTTCCTTCTGAAGATATTGCTCCTGTTGAAAAATATCCATTACCAAAATTTGAATACCAAGTTGTACTTGCATGACCTGTTAAAGCAAATGCATAAGTTGTACCTGCTGTTAAACTCATAGCACCTGTACCTGTTGAACCACTTGTAGGTACACCACTATTTTGCCAAGTTCCATTTTTAGAAAAATATAATTTTGAATTTGTTAAGTCCATAGCAACTCCAATAATATCTCCATTTGTATAAGTTGCTCCGTAAGATGCACCACCATTAGATGCTGCACCATTATTTTGATAACCTTGTCCTGTACTGCTTTGACCTATATACCATTCAGCAGAACTATTTGACCTATCATCATCTATATCTACTGCACCTACAATACAATTACTTCCATTTGCTATACATTTAGCTTCAAAATAATATTTACCTGTAGTTGCTCCAATAGTACTAATTAAAGTTCCCCAAGCACCACCACTACCAGATACTAAAGTTGTGTTTCCATTAGTAGGTGGAGCAGACATTTGTGATGCCACTTGATATGATAAAGGATTTAAAGTAGCAAAAACATTACTAGGACAATCTTCAGTATTAGTTAGTGTACCACCACCTAATGCAAAGTTATTAGAGTTGCCTGATTGGTCTGTTACTGAATTACCATCTTTTAAAATAAAGAAACCATTTGTGCCGTATGTAACTGATGGAGATGTATTTATTTTCCACTCGCCAGTTACGCTGTCTGTGCTACCAAAGTTTGATGCAGCATAAGCTGTTCCATCTATGAAGTGAAAATGAGAAATTAGACCATCAAAATAACCTGAATTATTATATTCGTATCTTCCTACTGCGTGTTGGTCAGCTTGATTGAAAGCTAAATCTTGGTTTTGATTTGGATAAGTATTATATGTTCCATCAAAAGCTGTTACTAACTCACCATTAACATAAAATTTAACTCTATCACTTGCTGTTGATTGAGTTGTATCTACAGATAAAACTATGTGATACCAAGCTGAAGTATCTCTTAATGCTGCTGCTCCTTGTAAATCAAATAAACCTGTTGAGCCATCAGAATATTCCCAATAAGTTAAGTTGTCGGTAGCATTAAAACCAAAAAGGTTTAATGGTCCAGTATTACCATTACCTGTTGAAAATATTGCTTGTTGTGCAGTTATTGAACTTCTTTTAACCCAGCAAGATACTGTAAATGTTTTTCTATTTGATGCTGTAAATGTTTTTGTTAAATATGTATTAGCCATTAGTTAAATTGTCCTCCACCTGTTGCTCCGAAGCTAGATTGTAAAGTAAATACTCTATCTGCTGTTTGTCCTTCGGCATCTGTTGCTCTTAAAGTAAATGTATATAATGTTGGGGTAGTTGAACTACCACCGAAATCTGTTGTTGCTATAATACCTGAAGAAGAACCTAATGTACAATTAGCTTGTCCTGAACCTGAGCCTATAAGAATTGCAGGAGATGAAACTTCTGAATAAGTAATTGCTGAATCTGATGTTGCTGCAACTGTTACAACATTACCTGAAAAATTACCAGCTACACTTCCTAATGAACCTGCAGCAGTTGACCATGTAGGTGCTGTACTTGCAGTAATAATTGCATTAGCACTTCTACCTGCATTACCATCATTATTTTCTACTCTTACGTAATAAGCACCAGTAACTAAAGTAGCTGTTACTGATAAAGCTGTTGCACTTGTAAATGATACAGCACCAGCTCTTGTAATAGCTCCTGTATCTGATTTTATAAATTCTACTATTGGTATTGAAATAAATCCTGTACCTGTAATATTAAATGTAACACTTGTACTAGGTGCAATTGTTTGAGATACATTCGCAACTGTAGGTTTTGCTTCTACTGCATCTACCCACGATAATTGATTTGATGAAGTACCATTTGTAGCAAGTACTTGTCCATTAGTTCCAACTGAAGTAGGAAGAACTAAATTATAAGATTGACCTGCTGAATGTGCAGGACCTGCTATAGAAACTCCATGAGAATTTTGTGAGCAGTTAAGAATAATTTTTCCATCTGCTGAAGACCCATCACCTTTAATAGTTAGTCCAGGTGTAAATTCTGTTTTAGCATTTGTAATAGCATCTGCATTTACCTTAACTTCAGTTACAGAATTAGTAGCTAGTTTGTCTGCTGAGACAATACCATTTGCTAAATCATTTGCTGTTAAAGCTGTATCTGCAGGTTTCTTACCAACATATGCCATATATATATTATTCCTTAAAATTATGCTGAGATAGTATCTACAACACTTGTAATTATATCAACTGAAGTTGCTGCTGAAGCATAAGCCTTAACTGCATCTCCTGTTTGTAAAACAACTTTAGAACCACCATCAATTAATTCTAATGAACCACCACTTGGGATAGGTGCATCTTTAATTATATGATAAGTAGTTGAACTATTTTCTACATATACAGTTACATTAACAGATGTACCTGATGTATTTGAACATCTAATTCCAATAATTGCATCATCAGAATCTGCTGCTGCTCTTAATGTAGTAGGTGAACCTGAGTTGTTTGATATGTTTCGTTGTAAATATCTTTCGAAGTCTTGTGCCATAGATTATCCTAATTATACCATTTTATTGTTTAACTGTCAACAACTATAAAGCTATTGCCATTGCTACAGCAAATCCATTTGATGCTTTTGCATCTATCTGAGTTTGTATAGCCGAAGTTACACCATTGATGTAACCAAATTCAGTATTATCTACTGAACCATCTCCTACTAAATTTGCATTTAATCTACTAGACGAATCTATAGTTGCTTGTTTAGTGTTGATTTGAGTTTGAATAGCTGAAGTTACGCCATCCAAATATCCAAATTCTGTATTACTTACTGAACCATCATGTATTAAATTTGCATTTAATCTATTAGATGCATCAATAGTTGCTTGTTTTGAATCTATTTGAGTTTGTGCATTTGATGATAAAGAATTAATAAATTGAAATTCTGCACTTGTTACTGAACCATCTGCAATTTTTGTAGCATCAATAGCTGCTGCAGCTTTAATATTAGCATCTTCAATATTAGTAATTGAGTTACCAGTACCATCTGCATCAATAGTTTTATTTGTTAATGTATCAGTTGAACTTGCTGTAATTAAGTTAGTTGTTAATGTACTTAAATCTACATTATTACCATTACTAATTGTTAAAGTTGGTGTTGAAAAACTTAATGTTTGATTATCTGTTTCTGCAGTTAAATAACCTGCATCATTTGTCCATTGTGATATATTACCAGTTTTATTACTTAAAGCTTGTGAACCAGTTAATGTTACAACTGAACTATCAATAGCTATATCATTTGCATTAGCTGTAATACCTGTACCACCTACAACATTTAATGTTACATCTCCTGATGTACCACCACCTGTTAAACCAGTACCAGCTACTACTGAACTAATATCTCCAGTTGGTATAGTTGCTACTTGAGTATCAACATATGCTTTAATAGATTGTTGTGAAGCAACTGCTGTAGCAGAATTAGATGACATATTATCTTCATCTTTAAAAGCTGTACCACTAATACCAGTATCTAAAACTGGGCTAGTTAAAGTTTTGTTTGTTAATGTTTGAGAACCTGTTAATGTTGCAACTGTAGAATCAATTGCAAATGTCATTGTTTGAGCAGAACCAGTTGTATCTATACCTGTTCCACCAGTTAATGTTAATGATTGTGAATCTAAATCAATTGCTTGATTACCACCTGTATCACCTGAAAAATCTAAATCACTAGCTGTTACTTGTGCATCAACATAAGTTTTAATTGCTTTAGCACTAGCTACTGTATCATCACTTCCTGAAACTGAACTTAAATCTGTATCTACATCTGTAATAGAAGCTGCTGAACCAATTACTAAACCATCTAATGTAACTGTTCCATCAAAAAAAGAATCTTTAAATTGTAAAGATGATGTACCTAAATCAATATCATTAGTTGTAATAGGAACAATTGCTCCATCTTGTAATCTAAATTGTTGAGTAGATGTTCCTGATACATCCACATAAAATTCTACATGGTCATTTGCTGTATCAATTAAAATTTTGTTTAATGGAGTTGTAAGACCAGCGTCTCCAACTAATCCTATAACTGGACCTTCTGCTGCTGTACCATCATGTTTATGTCCTGATGCATTATTAAATGCAGCTAATAATTGATTGTATTCATTATTAAATAATGCTGCTGTAACTGTATCGCCATCATTAATAGAACTCTGTCTAGTATATCCTGCCATATTATCTTCTTCCTCCTGCTATAAAAGAAACAAACATTCCATTTACTGAATATGGAGAGTTTGTATCATCACTAAAAAATTTAAAGTTATTAGAAAAACCACTTCCAGTTACTAATACACTTTTACTTGGTAGTGTTGTTGCTCCAAAAGTAGCTGAAGCAAATACTGCTGAACCAAATAATGAAGCTGAACTTAAATTTCCAACTGCAAAGTTTCCAGGTTGAGGAACTTCACTACTTTCAAAATCATATCTGATTCTTAAATTTAAATCGTTTTGTGTTCCTTCAGGTTCAATATTAGTTTTTACTTTGTATAAACTTTTTCTTAAACCATTATCACCATAATCCATATCAGGTGTTTGAAATTCAGCTACTACATTAGAGCCATCAAAACTATTTCCTGTGTCATGTTTATAAACAAATCCTGTTTCATCTGTATGATGTAAAACTTCTGTACCACTTGTATTTATATCAGATGTACAAAACTTAACAGGTAAACCTTTAGTCTCACTCCATTCAAAAGCAGGAATACCATCAGAACTATATTTAAATGTACCTATAATTCCTTTTTGTCCTGAAGTTGCTTGACCTGATTGATAATAAAATAATCTATATTGACTTCGTTCTCGTATTACCATACTTGAAATAGTAAAATTAGCAAAGTTATTAATTATTCCATTTACTAATGGTAAAATTTTTCTACTAATAGAACCTAATTCAACGTCATCAATTCTAGCTGTACCAGCAATTGTTCTTAATCCATCAGGAGCTAAGAAGATTAAATCTCCACCTATCTCTTGAATTGAGTTACCACTTATACAACCTATGTTTTTTGTTACTGATTTAATTATAGGAGTAGAATCAAGGTTTGTCAACTCATAAATACTATTTTTACAAAATATAATTAAACT